TCGCAACCCTCACGGCCTTGTCCGTACAATGCCAGGTGCCAAGCCTGGTGAGGGTGTGTTTGTTGCCCAAGTTCCTGATGTGACGCGCGGTCACTGGAATGACATCAACCAAATGTCACAGTTGAAACAGCGTCTTAGTGCGGCGTCTGATGCTCAACAGGGTATGCCCACAGCCGAGGGTGGTGTTCGCACGGCGACAGAAATCCAGCGTCTTACTCAACTTGGTAGCCAGCGTTTGGGTGTTTTGTCCCGCGTAATATCTGCCACTTCTGTACGCCCGATGGTGCGTATGATGACTTCCAATGTCCAAGACTTCTTTGCGTCTGAGGGTTCCATTCGTTTGGGTTCTGACGACACGGCGGCACCTATCGCTAACATGGTGCAAGATGGTTACTTGGACTTCAACATTTCCGACATACAAGGCGAGATTGATTACCTCGTCGTTGATGGCACCTTACCGCTAGAACCCACCAGAAACGCCGAGACATGGATTAACATGCTGAAAGTATTGAATGATACTGGCATGGCTATGGAGTACAATGGCGGCAAGGTTGTTGAAGAGGCCATTCGTTCAATGGGTATTGCTGACTTGGATCAATTCAAGATCAGCAAAGAGCAACAAGCCAAGGGTCCGACCCCTTCTCAGGAAATGATGCTTATGGAAAAGGCGCGAGGCGCGTCTGTCCAGCCAGCCCAAGACATTGAGCGTGAAGTTCAGAAGGGCAACTTGGTTCCCATGAAAGGAAACGAGCGATGACGAACCCCGTACACAGCCGTAATTGGGCGTCACAGGTTGATGCGGTAACGCGAGAATATATCAACGCGCGGATAAACGAAGAGTTGAGGCCGATTAGGGACGACATGGACTCCCTTCGCGGTGCATTATTGAGCTTGAGAGAGACAGCCAATCTCAATTCTGGCAACTTGATTGGTCGTTTAAACAATATGGAAGAACTGTTGTCGTTGTCCTCAACTCGCATAGCGCAGTTACGGACTTTGGCGAATGAGGAAGGTAGTTAATGGCACGTACCCGCGTCCCCTCAGAACAGCTAAATTTCAGAAGTGCGAACACTGGTACGCACTTGCTGGACACGTATCTTGAGGATGCGGAAAAGGGTGGCCTCACCCTAGCTCAACTTATGGGTAAGCTGTTTGATGAAGCGACCGGCGAGATCGACGCCTTTACGTTTACCTACGACAGCACTAGCGGTGCTGAGAAGATGAACCTTCAGATTGGTGAGGGTGGCGCGGTAACTGAGATTGCATCATTCACACAGCTATTCTCAGACCTTAACTCTTTCAAGACTACGGCCCTTGCTGACATGGAAGGCAAGCGTGCTGACGCAGAGGCAAGTGCCACTGCGGCTGCTTCTTCTGAGACTGACGCCCAGACCGCGCAGGCTGCTTCTGAGGCGGCTCTTTCCGCAGCGCAGACAGCTAGGGACAACGCTCAGACCTACGCAAACCAAGCATTCCAAACAACACCAACGGTCATCGCACAGGGCATTCTTCTCGCACAACTGCACGGCGGCCTTTTCGACGGGAGTACCCTATAATGCCAAGCATTTCAGTCGCAGACCAACAGGCTTTAGCCGACCAGTTAAGCACACGCCTCAACGGCTTAGATGCTTCTACACCTAACGCCGATCTCGTTTATCTCTCAAGGATGATCGAAATCTTCAACGGCAACGCGAACCTTTCTGCGGTCTCTGCCGAAGGCACGGCTCAGATCGCTGCCGTTCAATCTGCAAGCGCAGACAAGACTGCCATAGTTACGGCAGAAGGTGCTACCCAAGTTGCAGCGGTACAGGCTGCGAGTACAACAGAGCAAGCCGCTCTTAACGGACTACAGACAAGCATTCAGTCGGCTCTCAATGCCTATCAAATGTCTCCGTCCAAAGTCTATTTTCTGTCACAAAGTTAGTTAAGAGGATAACATGGCAAACGGATTATTAGGAAAAAAAGTCGTCGGAAGTCGGGATACGGAAGTTGTTTATACAGTTCCAGCGTCACGGACTGCGACAATGAATGTAAACATAGTTAACAATGGTTCCGAAACTGGCAACGTATTCCTTTACGTTTCAGACAAGGATTACCAAGCTATTGACTTCGAGGATTACAAGCCTCTCGACGATAGCTGGACACTGGATGCGGAAGACTACTTAGATGTTGTAGGCTTCGACCAGTCTTCTTTGATGGCTACCTTGAAGAACACATCCCGCGATGTGACCAACACAGGTACAGTAGACGTTGAACTCACTCGGAAGATTTCCGTAGACAACGCTGCGGGGACCATGACTGTTGAGGCTCTCAACGCTGCGCAAAATGGTATGCCTTTGCCGTTCCTTGACGACACCGATTGGTATGTTCGTTCCGCGAACAACGGTTCGACTTACACACTTGCGAATTTCCTTTCAAACGGCAGTGCTCAAACCACTGCTAACACATGGGGTCAAGACGCGACTGACAACAACCGCTGGGCTACAAACGTAGATGGCAAAACTGGCCTTTGCTATGTGAACGGTACACCCGCTTCTGGCTCTACGACAGTTTCGTTTATTGCTGACTACCGCCGCAAGGATGCTGCAATTTACACAAACACCAATTGGGCGGCTGGTGCTATCTCTAGCTGCGTGGGCATTAAGACAACGGGTGAATACTTCCTTACTGGTGTTGTTTTCGGTACTGTCTACATTTCGTCAGATGGCAACCCAACAACTACAACCATGTTGCAGAACTCTCAGTTCTCTCTCTCGGCAGTTTCGGCCGCAGCGGGTGGTATCATGGTGGGTGCTACAGCATGTGAAGGCGGGTCTGCTGGATCGGGCTACATCTACATGGCCTTGTCTTCTGATAAAGTTATCTACTCGACCTACGACAGCAACACGGCGGTTTCTTCTACGACTTCTGATTGGGAGTACGCATTTGACTTCCCATCGGGCGTCACTTGGGAAGACCTCGTAGATGTGCGTTGCGGTAGTGCAGCAAACGAATTGCTCTTAGTTACCGATAAGAAGGTATATCGCACAGTCGATCTGGGCGTCACCTGGACGAACACTCCAAACGCGGGAACAATGCCTTACAAGATCACAGTCGCGGCTGACGCCGCTGGTGCGAATAAGTACAACGTGAATGGCATTCTTGCTGGTGAAGTTGAGTTGATCCGAGGCCGCACATATCGTTTCTATGTTCACGATAGTACCGTCAACACGCATCCATTCTTGTTCTCTACAACAGAAAATGGAACTCACGCGACAGGCGGGGCAGCTTACGACACTGGCGTAACCTACTACCTTGGCGACCCAGATGATGACGGGGATACGACGCAGAAGTACGATACGGCTTCTGACTACACCACGAACTTCGCCACCTACAACGGCCAAGTAAGGTTTGTAGAAGTTGTAGTAGCTTCGGACGCGCCTGATACGCTTTACACTTATTGCCAT